CAGAGACTACGCGCCTGAAAGCAGTCCTAGGTTACTATATAAATTTTGTGAAATAATATTTTCTGCTATACCATATTTTTCTCTAAATTGCTCAATAGATGTCAATGCTCTTGATGTAGTAGTAAATTCATTAGCACTAAATATTTCTTCTGCAGAAAGGCCTACGCCTCGTAAAATTCTCAATGAGTTTACCGCTCCATTATATACATAAGGGTTTCCTTCGACAAATCCTTCGCTTTCAAAAATATCTCCGCCTACCTGTATTGGAAAACTGGTACTTGGTAGAGTTTCAATTGCATTGCCTTGGTTACGTATTAATGAATCAGCTACTTGAACATCATCGAAGAAAAAGTTAGTTGTTTTTCCTACTTTTTCTATTCTTAATAATGTTTGTCGCTGTGGTACATCAGCTGATAAAACTTGTACGTTGGCGGCATCTTTACTAACTTTACCATCTTCACTATATTGAACTGCTAGACCAGATTGATAATTTATAAGTAACCAAGTGTCACCAGTGAATAACACATCACTATTCGCATCGGCTGTACCTACCGGCCATTTACCTACCAGATATGCTGGGCTTGTAGGGTATGAAAGATCTACATCTATTTCTACAGTAAATGCACTATCTTTAAAGTCAAACACTGTACCACTACCGGTGCCTGCTAATGTAATACCTTGCCCTTCTTTTCCATCAAATATCCATGGAAGCCCACCTGGAGGATTATCAGTTCTATAATTTCCTTCCCACGGAAACGACGTAACAGGTTCTAAGTATGTATTTAAAGGGTTAGTAAAATCTATAAATTTCTGTAAGTAAGAACCTTCTACCCCAGGTACAAACTTGTAAAACTCGTAAAAAGCCTTAATACTTGGGCCTTCAGTTCCTCGTGGTACAACCAGTCCCCATCCCCAACTTGAATTGTATCCAGATAGTGGGTATGCAAAGGCTTCAGTTTCGTCAGAACTACTTAAGATATCCATTCTCGTTGCACTTATAACATTTGTATTTACGAGAGTATATTTCTCACTAAATTTTTCATACGCAATAATATTTTCTGAACTATCGCCAGTCTTAAGAATTGTAGTTTCGATTGGCAGTAGATCGCCCTTATTTCTACCATAAACTGTTTTATTAGCAAAACCACGATCATCGAAGTTCATTTCAAATTGGTTTTTGCTTCCTCTCTGATTACTAAGACCTACAGAGAGAATATCAATAAGACGTGCTAAACTTGGTGGAAATTGCTGATTATATTTTTCATAGGACA